GTCCTCGGATCTTAATCGGTCCATCAGGAATTCTGGATTCCTAAAGCCTCCTCATAACGCTTGAGGAGTGTCTTCTGGTCAACTAATTTTTCTGATCCTACTGCCGTGAGCCCCGAGAAAGTCTCGGAAAGCTCAAAAAGATCAGTAACGTCCTCAGAAAATGGAAAAATCCATTGAGGCAGACGCTGAAAGGCAGATGAAACCTTCTGGTCGAAGGTTTCGGAGATCTTACCCATTCGCCGATAATCAAGGCGGTGGAATAAGCTCTTTGGCTGGTCAGGCTTTAAAATTCTGATCAGCTTTCTAAGGAAGCTCGTATAGAACTTCCGACCTTTCTCCTCAGTTTTGAAAGTCGACAAGAAGTCATCTGTCCTCTCTATCAATACTTCGAGAGGCTCAGACCTACCCCGGCTGTGTTCACAGCCAACCGGAGACAGAAGTTCACCCACCATGCGGTAGACTCTCCTCTGTTTTCTTGTCAGATTCTTTTCAAAACGTTGACCATATGCCCTCATAAACGCCAGAAAATTATCGTCAGAAATCTGACGCCACTTGTACTGTGGAAAAACATTTTCTTTTGTTATGATCTTCCCTGCAAACTCAGTCAAAACATCTGAGCTCAAGGACTTATGAAGATCATGAGGGCACTCCAACATCTCTAGCGACTGCATGTACCTGGAATGAAGTTCATCATCCAGGATTACGACGTCGTCTCCTAAAACAAAGAACTGACTACGATAAACACCGCAGAGGCTCTTTAGGAGAAAGCCATGAGTTAGTCCGAATGATGCAAACGACGGGTATAAACCCATCGGTTGCCCTCGGGTCCAAGAAACAGGACCCATAGGGGACTTCCATGTGCTACGAGAGAGGTCACCAAACAGCTTCACATAAGGTGAGTTAGGGTACAATCCGTCTAAAACCTGTAATTGAAGGTCAAGAGGGAAATAATCTGTAGCCGAACTTAGGTCAACAGCGTGAGCTGTCTTTCCTAGCTGTAGGTGATGTTGGATGACAGGAATTGCCTTTTCTTGATCGTGCGTGCAATCCCAAGGTAACGTCTTTAACAGACGGAACAGGGATAAACCCAGCGGTTTCAACGCGAGTTGATGTAGCCGGTAGGGCGACGCAATCCAACGTACCTTCCACCCACCGTCTTTCGTTAGGGGGACAACAACACCTCCTTCGATTGAAGATGGGTCAAGGGCGAAATTCTGATTAGCGAATCTCGTCTGGAAGGGGCCCATATCATCAGACTGATGAGAAAGGCCTTGGAGTCCTGTCACATTATGTGCCAGGATTCGATCAAGTCCGTCTAAAACTGGACCATAACAAGAATAATACTTGTTAAGGAACAAAGAACTATCCGATCCTACAAAAGCGAAAGGTTGGTTCTGAGTTATCCAGCAGAGTTCTTCTTCCAGTGACTCGTTCTGAAAAACAGAACGTTTCCCATATATCGGTGACTTAACCGAAGGGGACCCCTGGAAGTCGATAAGACGGGTAGGGCTAGCCAGTTTGGGTGTTCCTAACCATTCGCGAGCTTCGCAAGCGATGGTCTCTCCTATCCCTTTTGGAAGGGGGATGGGAGGAGCAGAAACACTAGTGTGGAATTGTTCCACATGCTGTTTGGTTGGTTGTCCGGGGATAAATCCGGAGTATACCATGAGGCAGTTCACAATCGTCATAAAACAACGATCAGAACGTTCCGAATAACGGAACAATGCCCCAACAGCCCCGTAAAGCAAACCTCTGCGGTTCTTCCTGAGCCAAGAAAGCTGAGGAAGGCCTGCCTTGAGACGAAGAACATCCGTCTTTAGGTTTTTAAGGTGCTTGACGGTCCAAGCTGGTCCAGAGTTGGTTTCCCACTTTACGACTTCGTCCCAAAAGGACTTAGCGAGGTAGCGTGGTAAGCCAAACGATTCCAAACGACCAATCGGATCCGAGACACGGAAACAAGTTTCCATGGGGTGCCTCCTTTCTGGATATCAATCCTTTGAGAAGATGCCGAGTGTCTATGGAGTGCGATTAGTCTCCACTGAGAAAGGTTGGGGCCCATATTCCCACAATGGGTTTTATGGAGGGTGAGAGGTGTGGTGTCAAGTTAGAACCAAACAAGGGTATGATCAGTCATGATCGTAGCCCTGCTTAGCCTTACGAAGAAACTTTTTGTAAGGTGCTTCTTTCTCATCACCAGGTGAAGGCTCCTTTTCGATATTAATCTCTACTTCGGTCACCTGTAAAGTCTGGTGGATAGATGCAAGCAGTTTATCCTTAACAGGATATTCTGGTAAGCGTCCTGCCTGACTAGCAAGTTCAGTTAGAGCTTTATAAGCCTCATACTTCTTGCGAAGAGACTGATAAATCAGCCACTCCTTTGAGTCGTTAGACTCATCAGGACGGTTAGGGTTCTGTCTTTTCATCATATCACCTCCTCTCTATAAAATATATGGGCT